AGTTCAAGCAAGTCATCGAGCTTGCATGTAAAAAGTATAGGGGTTCTGTTTTTCTTGTGTACAACACATGGAGGTTTACCTGCGGACTTCGCATCTGCAGTGCTCTGATCCATGGCTTTATGAATATTGAGTTTTTCAACGGCCTTACATTCGAGGTGGAACGGAAATTCTGGTGCTACAACATCAGCATCTCCATTGGCTCCGCAAAACTGTTGGCTCCGGTGGGCATCAATCCCAAAATCTGTTAGCCGGTGAACGATCTTTAGCTCAAAACCAGCACCTTTCTTTTTGCTATTGATCGGCATCGCTTTTCTCCAGAAAGTTATTCGTTACTTCAGCAAGTACAGATATTAATTCCATAACATCACCTTGCCATTCACCTTGAGTCTCCACTGTGCATTGCCCATTTGGTTCAATGCCAATCTTTAGATTGTTAACCTGTATTGATTGTTTACTTAACAATGGAGGAACACTTTGTCCCTTCAGTTCTTTGATATACATTAAGTTATCCTATCCCTTCCTACACCTCTAGTTCATTGGCATGTGCCGTGAGATCAGAATAATATCTCTCACAGACTGCCACACTGTTCCGGAGCGTCTTACTGGCATGGAATATGCCTGCAGTGGTAGCCAACCTCGCTCCTAATATTTTACGGAGCCGATGACATGCTTTATTTTCGTCAATGCCAACTTGCTCCTTTAAAAATTTTACAAATCTTTTATGGAGACGCTCGCCTCCGGCAATCACATCACCTTGTCCCTTGCGAGAGGTAAAATGATCATAGACTTGTTTAGATATGCCTACTTTTTCGACATATCCATTTAACTGCTTCAGTTTTGTTCGCTTCGTTGCAAACGGAAGCAAAAGAAAATGCTGATTGTTAAATATTGTGAAATGCTCATGCTTTATTTGGTAGATCTCAGATTTCCTGAGACCGCACCCAAAAGCTAAAAGATAAATATCATAAAACACTGGGTGATCTACCCTAGCATTATTGAAAAAATTAATAATGTGATCAACCTCGGCATCTGAAGTAGAGAAGGGCTGAGACACTGTAGTCTCTGGTATGAAAACGACAAAGTTCCCAAAGACTTTAGTATCCCAGCCCTGCCTCTTATATAACGCAATGTTCTTTCTACCGAATATTGATCTAACCTGACGCAATTTGTGCGGTAGGTCGAAAAGTGATTCCCATCTTTCAGGGAGTGTACGGCCATGATCATCTGTCTTGGCCAAAACTTTTGTTTCTGAATTTAAGGATATATCATCCCTTTTACAAAAGTCCTTAATGTGAGCTACATTCTTTTTTCGTGTAGCAAGGGAGCCAGTGCCATGCTCCAAATAAAATTCAAGCAAAGTGTTGAGATCAATAATTCCATCAACACTCTTTACAAACTTTTTGACTACGGCCTCAATATCGGCACCAGTGAGCTGGGCAAGCTCTACATATAATCTTTGGGTATGAGAGTACTCTTTGTAAGAGAACTTAAGGGAGCAATATGAACCATGGTCACTAACTGTGACTGGTACTTGCACTCCATCACATGTTACATATTTACAACCGCCTGTGAAGTTTTTTTCACCTAAAGTAATGGAGGCGCGGGTGAGAATCGAACTCACGATAGAGGATTTGCAGTCCCCGGGTCGCTGGTATTTTTGTATCATTCCGTTGTAAATATTGTTAAATAGGGCTAATTATGTGTTGTCAAGATTTTCTTTATTTCCGGCCTGACTCTGCTTTCTTTACGATTTTTCGGATGATATTGACTTCTCTGCGAAGTAACTTCCGGTGCTCATCAATTTCTTTTTGGTGATGTTTTACGGCCCTCAAAGCATAGGTAACTTCAAGCCTTTCACTATGATCAAGAAGGTCTAAGAACTTTGGTTCGTAACTGGGGTCAGTAATTTTAAATGTTTCTCTCATGTAGTTAGTCTCCTATGCGTTGATGACAAGTCGGCAAATGTACCCAAAGTTTTTTCTGATGACTTGCGTATGAAACCCAAGTTTTGGATTACGCCAAGCGTCTGCAATTTCTTGAGCTTTTTCTTTAGTGGTTACAGTTCCTACTGTGGAATCAAATCGTTTTAATGCGTTGTTCATGCGGTTGGTCTCCTTAATTTACGGGGATGAATTTAACAGGGTTACTGACATTTTCGCTAAGAACCTTTACAGTGTATTTACGGCCCTCGCATTTAACTATATCACCTTCCTCGATGCGTTGTGCCTCTTCCCACTCTTTGTATTCTTTGGCTAATTTTTCAGCTTTGCCTTCGTAATCTGCGGAAATAACAGTGCAATGCTTGAAGCAAGCGAGGAACTCCCAGCCATTTTTAGTGGCCTGTTCCTCGGCCTCTTTAGGACAATCACCATGCTTGAGTGCGTATCCGCTAGGTGTAACAAGCTCGATCTTGTTTTGGTATTTAAAAGATGGGACAACAACTTGCTGTCCGTGAGAGAGATGTATAATTGCGTTGTTCATACCTTACATAATGTAGAACAATAAGCAAGATGCAAGAGAAAAAACACAAAAGTTTAAAACTCTTGTGTCATAAAGTTTTTTTAGCGAGCAAGCGGAGTATTTCCGAAGTTACCTGTGAGGTTTTGCTGGGCCTTTGGGGCCTCTGTTTTAGCTGGTTCCTCGGTAGGTGCTTGGACTTCTTCTGCTTCCTCAATTATTTCTTCTGAGTTGTCTTCTTCCATGTAAAATCGTGTTCCTCTACTTGCATTGGTTTCATAGGCATCCCCTTCATCATTTCCTGAAACATTCTTACTGCCTGCATAGCCTCAGGATCCGAAGTAAGCCCCTTCAATGACTCGAGGCTTTGCTCCGGCTTTGTCGATGATGTGTCGCCTCCGGATTCTTTTTGCTGGGGCGGTTGGGTCAGATTGTGGTAAGCGTTTAACCTCGTCTGTGTATTTTGGTTCGCTTGCGAATTGCTGTTGAAATACTGGGAATTGTCCATCTGTAGTTGGGTATTGATCGTTGAGTAAAAATTTCTGTGTAACATCGAGCGAACTGTGCCCAACTGCCTCCTTCTTTTTAAAGTTCCATAATGGCCAATGCAACCCAAAGACTGAGGGTTCAATGCCGTGCTTTTCATAGAAAGGGCGTAAGAATGTTTCATTGTCGGATAGTATTCTTTGCATACCAGCCTCGAGACTCTTGTGTACAATCTGCCCCATTGTTCTATTACCGGCAATCATCTGTGCATAGTTGTCGTAGAAATTAGTTTTCTCTACAGGTGTACCATCTTTTTGGTAGGTAAAGATATCACTTCCATCAGGTTGTTGTGCCTGCAAAAAGTCAGACCAGAAATTGATCAACTGCCAGCGATCAATAATTGCTAGGTCATTACGGCCAAGAGTAGAGATTACAAAAGACAGGATCTTTGGCCCTATACTAGCACCAGCAAAACCAGCCTTAAAAAACTCATCTCTTATCTGGCTTCCTGTCATTGATGAATCGTTGAGCATTCCGGTAAATTCGCTCCACCTACCATTTAGTCGGGTAAGTGTATTCCATGTGCTATTTGCGTTCATGGTTACAGAATTTCCTGCAAATGGTTTGGTCTCCCGGTATGCAAGCTTAGGCATCTGCCCATAAGCACCATGTCCGCTTGGTGCTAACTCAAAGACATCAGCTTTTTCCCCACCCTTTTCACTAGATTTAAGGAAGTTATTTATTATGCCCTTCCACTGGTCTTTAGACATTTTAAATTTACCATTGATAGAATCCCATACTGATTCCATTGCGACTGGGTCATTAGTAAAAGCACCCCATCCGCTTTCCTGTGAGGTAGGGTCAGTTGCTATAGAAAACACTCCCCATATTGTATTTAGAGCTACCATCATATCAGGCAACTTACCTTCTTTTGCGAACCGGTAATTTGGCTCGAGGGACTTAAGCCCTTGCATGGCAGAGTCTATATATGCTGGATCTTCCTCGACCTTGCTTGTCCAGAAAGCCTGAAACTCATCTGGGTTAGTTACCCACCTGTGTAGAGTTGCTGGGTTTGCTGGTATATCTGTAGATCCATTAAAGTTAGACCTTAAGCCTAAGATCTTCGGCCATGTCTCTGGGCCTAGTCCAGCATCTGCCATGTCTAGCTGTATGTTATCAGCCTCTGCATTAATTTCTATAAATTGGTTCCATCCACGGGCCTGCATTTTGCCCATATCTCGACCGATAAAATTCTTATCTAAGAAAACAGGTTTCTCTACATTTATACTTAAAGCCGGATGCTCAATTTCC